TCTTTATCTGTTGACATTAATATCACATCACTTTTTGGTAACAATTGTTGTGAGATATAAGCCATTGTGTCGTCTGCCTCAATTCCATCAACTGACACAAGTGTTAAGGGTAATTGTTCCAAGTATTCAATCAACCTACCCATTTGTTGTTTCATGGAATGTTGTTCATCTTGTGGAGCTGTTCCCCAATCCACATTACGATTCAACCTACGTTTAACTTTACGAGTTCCTTTGTATTCTGGATAAAGTTTTCTTCTTCTTTTACTTCCACCTTTTCCGTCAAAAACAATAATACAACGAGATGGTTTTAATATATCACAAGTATATCTTACTGATTTCATAAAACCAACCATACCACCAATGTGTAACCCATCTTCATTTAACGCAGGATTAACTGCAAACGACCTGATAAATGTATTCAGGCCGTCTACAATTAATACTCTGTCGTTTAGATGATTTACTGCTTTGTGTGTATCATCTTTGGTTTGTTCTAAAAAAGATATGTATTTTTTATTCAAATCTTTTTTAGAGTTCATCCACTACCTCATCAGTTTCTTCAACATCATCAATACCAAGTTCTTTTGAATCATATTTTAAAATACAAGCTTCACAGATTCTTGAGTAACAATACTCTCTAAGTTCATCATTAGAGTTCATTAGTTCCTCAAAATCTTTAGATTGAAATTTGTGTTCTTTAATTAACTCACCAGTTTCAGTATCATGTTGTACAAGTGTATACCAAGAGCCACCGACTTTACATATTTTGTGTTCTTTCATCACTGTTAACCAACTATCGTAGTCAGCAATACCTGTATCAAAATACAATGGAAACTCTGCAGTTCTCATTGGAGGACCTAATCTATTCTTAATCACTTGTCCTTTTATTTTAATACCAATGGTATTCTTACTACCATCTTTGATTTGTCCAACATTTTTGAATCGAACACGAGTTGATGAATGAAATGGTAAAGCCTTACCACCTGATGTAGTCCAAGGATCTCCAAACATTACACCTAACTTTTGTCTTAACTGATTTGTAAACACAAGAGCTACTTTTTGTCTAGCTATCATTTGAGTAATCTTTCTCATAGCTTTACTTATAATAATAGCTTTAGCAGTAGCCCAACCATCTTTATCAAAGTCAGCATCCATTTCTACTTTTGTAGAAGCAGCTGCTAATGAATCAACAAGAATTGTAACTAACTTATCTTTGTTTGATTCTCTGATTTTTGTGACAATTGTTTCAATAGTATCAAATATTTCTTCAACGGTTTCCAAATGAACATATAACATATTCTTAGTATTTACACCAATAGCTCTCAAGAACTCTTGAGATACTGCTGATTCTGTATCTATATAAACTGCTATACCGTCTTTTCGTTGTGTTGAAGCTAACAAATGAGAACCTATCAAAGACTTACCACTACCTTCTAAACCATTCAACTCTGTAATTTTACCTACACCAATACCACCATTAGGTCGATTAGATATAGCTAAGTCTAACATTGTTGAACCAGTCGAAATGAAATCCGTTACATCAGTTGGATTCTCATCATCTTCTAGAAAGTAAGCAACCTGTTGATGTTTGAATTGTTTATTCAGTTCATCGGCAATTATCCCAGCCAATTCGTCTTTTTCTGACATATTGTTCTCCTATATTGTTATGAGTGAGAGAGTGATTCTACCATACACCCAAAGGGAATCGTGGTTTGTGAAATTTCCATCTCACTCATTACAAATTTATTGTTGATTAACTATTGAATAACTCATCAAATGCATCTGATACATCTGCAGTTGATTTAGTTTCAGTTTTTTCTGAAACTTGTTCAGTTGTCGTTGTTGTTTGTGCCACCTCTGAATCATCAGACGGATTTAAATAATTTTGAAGAACTTCTTTCAACTCATCATAAGTTGGTTCTGTGTAAAGTTCTGTCAAATCAGCCTGATTATCAAAAATACTCTGTAACTGATTAGAGTCTTCAGTTATCGATGTTTGATTAGGTTTAACCCTTACAGTAGTTTTACCATATTGATTACCAGCCTCAGCGGGAGTCTGTCTTTCAATACCGATATCTCTACCATTAGTAGCATCTGTGATGTCACCATAATCAGGATCTGCTATTACACCAAGTAATTCTTGATATACAGTTTTACCGAATCCCCAAAATTTAACACCTTCAGATTCTTTACCACGAACTATCACAGGTGCAAAAGTTCTCATTTTAGGTTCAAGTCTTTTACCTTGAATCCATTCGTCTTTATTACCTGTTGATTTTAGTTTGTCAGCAAATTCAGCTACTGGATCTGGTCTTCCGAATGAGAGGGGTGATAGGTAAGTTTTGTTGTTACCTAGATTATAGTGAAAAAACAATTCAATGAATGGATTGTCTTTATTGTGTTTGTAAGGTACAATACGAACAACTTGTTTACCTGGTTCAGGTTTCCAAAAGTTTTCTTTTGTTGATGTTGTTGATTGTAATGTTGCGAGTTTGGATTTGATTGCATCTATATCCATTTGTACTTCTCCTATGTTTTATTGTTTATCGTTTATTAATTATGGTTTACGTAAAACCATGTAACCTATTTCTATAATATATATCAAAAAAGTAATATAAGTCAAGCTTTTTTTTATTTTTATTCACATCCACATTTGTCAGAACAATCTTTTTCCCATTTCTGAATAGGACATTCAGCAACAGCATAGTGTACTTTCACATTCATGAAACAACCACAATGTGTACATCTACCATCTTTTTTTCCTGTATCTGGATTGGTTTCATCGTAGAGAAGGTGAGGGCATTGTTTACAAATTTCCCATCTTCGTTCGGCTTCTTCTTGTGTTGTGATTACTTGAGAACCTTTTAACCAAGACTTGAGAGACTTCCAATGAGTTACGGCTAAGTCACGAACCATTTGAGATGCTGGTGGAAGTTTATTTTCTTCCTCCAGCATTTTCTCAGTTTTTTTAATACACTCTAGTTCTTCTTTAGTGGCTTCTCTATCTTTTGTAACTTTTGGTTTGAACTTAAAACTCACTTAACTCCCAAATGTCTAACGAGTTTATCTAACTTTTGTTCAATTCTCTGAAATCTAGCCTCTAGGTCTGGACTTATGTTACCACCAACATTGTTTTGTGCGGAATTTCTTTGAGATTTAATTCTATCAATGATGGTTGATGCTGGTTGTAAATTTGGTAAGTGGTCATTTTCTTTTACCCACTTATCATATTTTTTACCCCATTCATCTAAATCTTCATCTTTTGAATTAGGTCCCATTGGTGGTCGAGGTGGTTCAGATTTTGGTCTAGGTCTGGCCAATATCTCTTCCACGGTTTGTATTTTGGGTAAATGTTCATTTTCTTTTGTCCAATTTTGATAATCCTCTTTCCATTTATTAAGCTCTTCTTCTGAAGCGTTTAGGAATGGAACTCTTGGAGGTGGACTTTTTGGTCTAGGTGGAGCCGGTATGTCCTCTCCATTTACCCATTTTTCAATTATATCTTTTTCTCTAAATCCACATACTTGATTACCGGTTTCACCATCTATAAACCATGGTGTTCCACATTGTTTTCCATATTTATCACTTAATTCTTTTTTTAATCCTTGATTATCTGGTTCTGCTAAATCAAGTTTTAATATGTCGTGACCTTCTGCAATCAACTCATCTATGATAGGATCTGCTTTTTTGCAATATCCACATCCCACTGAGTAAAAATAATATAAGGTGGATTCTTTAGGTGTGTTATCTTTTTGGTCTGTAGTTTCTTTTGTTTCTTCTTTAACTTCTTCTAAAACTTCTTTGTCTTTTGTTTTGGCCATAACCATTATCTCCTGTAACTAGTTTCATATATAAATATATATAAAATTAAAAAACCTATGTAATTTTTTCTATTTTATAGATTCTCGTGTTTATTTTATTCAATCCGTCTGAATTTGTTATTAATAACATATTCTTAAAATTTTCCCATGGTATCATAAAATTTGAATCCATAACACCATTGTTTAAATTTTTTATACATTCATTCAATGCATTGATGGTATACAATGTATTGGAGTGTTTTTTTCTATGTAGTGATATTGTCCCACTTACTTTATTATAATCCACACTTTGTGTGGTGTCAACATTATACGTGCATATCAACTCATCCACATTGTTTTCGTTTTGTAATACATAAATTTTATTAAATATAATTGTGTATGAGTTAATTATTTCTTTAACTGTTTCGTCAAGACTTTCTTTTGTTGTGAATGTGCATAATAATTGTGATTTCATTACAATATACTCTTTAATTTATCAATCTCTTCTTGAAAAGCCTTTTTCTGTTCTGTGTTTGCATCTTCCATTTCTTCTTCTATTTCTTTTATTCTATTATTAACAAACCTTGATTTTACCGCTGGACTCCACTTTGTTACATCAGGTGTTCCCTCTTTTATAACATTACCCATAAATGATGTTTGATTCATTTCTAAACCAGGTGAACTACCTATGGGTTTTGTTCTAGCTCTAATTCCAAATAGATGAAATTCTCCATCTTCATGTTTTATTTTTATTTCACCAGACCTAGCACCATCTTTAATATCAATTACTATTTTATCATTCATTTTTTCTAATAATTGTTTTTTAAACTCTTCTTTTTCCTCTTCATCATCTAATGATAGATATTGTTCGTATTCATCTTGCATACCGAATATTTGTAACAATACTCCCTTATCTAATTCAATAGCTGGTTTGTTACCATACAAAGTAATAAACTCATCCAATACTTCACTCTTTCCAAATAAAATATCCTCTACATGCATCCCATCTAAACATAACTTCTTTAAACCCTTTGCAACATTTTCATTATTAGCAGAAGCATTTAAAATAGATTGAGTTAATTTGATTTCCTCGCCCCTTAAATTATCATATAAATCAGGATAATTTTGTCTAATTTCAGAATCTTTTGTTAATTTTGCAATAAATTTAGCTTCTTCTGTATTCACATGTGGTAACTTTGCAATTATCTTGTCTAAGTTATCAATATTTTTTCTATATTTTGTACTATCAAATATTTTTTTAAATTCATCATCATTTAAAGTTTTAAAGTATTCAACTCTTTCTTTTAATAAGTTTTGTAAATCTTTATCATTCTCTATTAAGTTTTTAGTATTTGTTAATTGACTGGTAAATCCAACTTTATATGTTTGTATTGATGTTTGATTGTTAAACTCCTCCATTTCCTCTTCTGATAATGTATCACTTAATGATTCAACTAATATACCGTGTTGTTTTGCATAACCACCATTTAATAAAAATACAGCGGTGGTTTGTTTTAATGATATACCTATATTTTTTCCATCTTTTGTTCTTATGAACATATCTGAAGATGTTCCATGTCCTTCAACACCAATAAGTTTTCTACCTGCTGGTGTATCCCACACAACCTCTCCTATATTATCTCCATATACTTCTTTTATCCAAGACGCTGTATTTACCGCAGCATTAACCCATTTTTCATTTAAGATTTTATCCTTATCTTTTGCTATTTTCATTAGCTCTGATTTAATTTCATCAATGTCTCTATTTTTTAATAATTCTCTAAGCACATAATGAACAGCTGCTTCACCAGCTCTTGATTCTGCAGTTCCTGCACCAACTCCCTTTTCACCTTTCTTTTCTGCTTGAGCTTTAGCATCAGCCGTAGATAAATTCATTTGACTATCGGTGGTTTCGTGGTCTTCATTTCTTAAATCTTCATTAGAGGTTTTAGGTTTTGTTTCTTTTTTATCATCACCTTTTTTATCCATTGGATTTTTATCAACTTCCATACCAGGTGTGGTATCGGTTTCAGTTTCACCACCCTCTTGTTCATATTCTTTTGCAGCTTTTTCTTGGTCTACTTTTTCATGTGAACCATCTTCAATACCTTTTTCATAATTATCTTTGTTTTTATATTGAACGATTCTTCCACTTTCTTTTGAACGAGAATAATATACTTGTTCTTCAAATAAATTTTGTATAAACTCAAAAATAAATCGATTTGGTAAATTCAATTTTTCCATTGATTTTTTTAATTCAAATATGTGTAGTGGATTTTTAACGTTAGGCATTCCATCGTGTACACGATACGCCCATTCTGTAAGTATTTTATCTATTAAATTCATGTTATAACCTATCGGTAATATTTTTCATATCACCATAATTTAATCCCATTTGAGATTTTGTGAAATGTTTTCCTTCTTCTAATATGTTTTTAATTTCTGTCAAAGTTTCTACTCCGTCTTGTTTAGAAAAATCAAAGAGGAAACTATCATATCCATATAAAACCAATTTAGTGTGTTTAGTTAATAAATAGTCTTGAATAGATAAAATCTTCTTAATATTTGATTCTGTCTCATATGCTTGTATCAAATAGTTAAAAACTTTATTTCTATTTAAGTCATCATAATTATCGTATGTAAGTTTCCTTCTATAAATATCAGTATAAACACAATTATGTGTATTTATTTCATTCCATTTTGAATTAATATATTTATGAACTAAATCAAAAAATAGTACTTTTTCTCTTGTTTCTTTATCAATTCCACCATACAATAATCTAAATGTTCTAGCCTTTGACTCTTGATATGAACAACCATAACGCTCTGCGAGGTGTTCGTGTACTGAATCACTACAAAACCTATAGTCAACCAAATCACCTATTAACCTCAAGTGATATGCATCAAAGTCAAATTCAACCAAATAATCATTTTCAGGTATAATAGATTTTCTCTTTTCTGGTGGTAGAGCTGCAAAGTTCACAGTTCCAAATGCATTTGATGGACGACCTGTGGTTGTGGTTAGATTGTAGTTGGAATACAATTTACCATTCGATATATGTTTTTTGACTCTTAGGTCAAATATATCACACACGTCATTGGACACCTTTACACCATTTTTTTCTATATTGTAAAAAGCCTTTATCTTATCAAGTGCTCCACTATTTTCAAACCAACCCTCATCATCAATAAGTGGATTTAAATCTTTTTGCACCCACTCTAGTATCTTATCT